TTCTCTCCTTATCACCCCATCCATGCAAGCCGGTAATTGGCGACGGCTATCGAAAAGGTACTGCGCTGCCCGGGCATCCAACGGCCCGGGGGTCTTTGTTATCTGAGGTCTCTTAAATGCCTGATATCAATGAGCTGCTGCTGGAGAAGTTCGGCTTCGAGATTGCCGTCTGGCCTATTGAGAACTTCAAGGGCCGCCGCAATAATCCGAAGCGCCATAGGCACAAGGACCTCTCCGCCCTCCATGCCACTTTCGAGCAGACAGGCTTCAAGGATTTCGTCAAATACGACCCCGTAGCCGACGAGATCCTGGACGGCAATGGCCGAGTAGCCCAGGCCCTCAGCGACGGCATGACCGAGCTGCCAGTGCTCATCGTCCGGGACCTAACCCCGGCGAAGATGAAGCTCCTGGCCCTGGCCTATAACCGGACACCTGAGCTATCCAGCTACGACGAAAAGATCCTGGTCGAGAACCTGGCCGAACTCCGAAACCTCGATGTAGACTTCGGGTTCCTCAACTACAGCCGGTTTACCCACGAGATCGATATGGCCGTCAACCGGGACATAGACCTGGCGAGCGAGGACGTGATAGCCCGGTCTGTAGCGCCTGCATCAGCCAGGCCGGAACCACTGGGCAGTGAAGACCCCTTCGACCTGCCGCAGGATACCTCGATGCCCAGGCAGGACATACCCAAACCCCTGGCCCGAGCCGCGTCTGCACCCATCCCCCAGGCCGCCATGAAGAAAGAGACTGGCATGGGGCTGGCAGACACGATCTTTCCTGGCGAGCAGCAGTTCGGGATACCTATATTATCCCTGGACTACATGGCTACGGAAGTCACGCTCCCCTGCGTCAAGTGGGGTGAGATCGGGGCCAAGAACCAGATGAACGGCACCTGGCACTTCTACGTATATGATGGGAAGTTGTACCGCATAGAGTTCAACCCGGAACAGCTTTTAGCATCTAACGCTCAAAACTTTGTCGAAATCAATTATAGTATTCGCAATGCCCACAGCCGAGCTTATGCCCTGGGCCAGATTTTCCGTAAGAGGCAGATCGCAAGGTGGCTCCAGAGCAAAGGCCGGCGTGTCCTGGTCGATATGAACGTGGGCCGCAAGCACATGAAGGATAACCTCCTCGGAGTACCCGAGGGCTGGACGGCTTTCGCCACTCGCGGTTATACCAGTAAGGTCGATTACATCAACGACCAGATTAATGCGGCCTTAGAAATCGCCGGGACCGAAGACATCCTGTTCCTGGTCTACGGCGGAGGGGAGGCGATAGAGGAGTGCTGCAAAGCTGCTGGCTGCGTCTACATCCCCGAGAGGATGCAGGCCATTGTGACAGGGGGCGATGGGCTGGCTCCGAAGGTCGCACCCGAAGAGTACGCCCATATCAAGAAATAATGATCAGCTAAATTGGAGGTGAAAAGAACTATGGTAAAGGCTAACATGTTTGCCAACACTGGCACCCTCAGAGGCATAGGTGGTCGAGGTGCAGACGACAAAGCAGAGTCTCCTGAAATGGCTCTGGCCAGAGGAGAGTTCGATAAGCTCTTTGGCTGGTAGATGGTCAGGCTTTAGGCCTGGCCTTCATACCTCTTTGCGCTATCCTGGTTTTGGTCCCTGCATAATACTTTAGGCCTTCCTCTTCTAGGATATAGCCTGAAACGTCTATCTGCCTAGGATCAACAAATTCAGGCATATAGGCAACTTTCAAGGGGATATGCCTGGCTTGGATTTGTCTGATAGCTGCCAGTTGGTAGCCATAGCCTATCGCATTGCATCCTGTAATTTTCTCAAATTCCAGGCCATTGGAAGCTTTCAGGGCGAGGCGTATCCTGATATTTCGCAGCCTTTTCAGGCAGTCCAATAAGGCAGGCTGGGCTCCTAGCATTATGCCATTAGTTTCAATCACAAAAAACAAATCTGAATGATCGAAAATATCATAAAGCCACTTGGTTGATGCAGCTCCTAGAAAGGGTTCGCAGCCTGATATCCTGGCTATGTCTGTTCTTTTCCCTGCAATCTTCTCCAGCCTTTCAGCTACATCCAGGGGGCTGCAAAAGCTGGCATCGCGATCATTGCCAGGGCTCAAATTCCTGTCATAATTCCAGCAATAGGCGCAAAGCAGATTGCAGCCTATGCAGTCGCAGGTAGCGATTCCCCCATAAAATCGCTGGTACCTGAATTTGTAGGCGAGCCTTTTATGGTCACGCATAACAAGCCTTTCCATCTCTCTTGATCGCTTGATAGGATCAAAGGGCATATCCAGGCTTAAGGGGGCTGGTGTAGGGGCAAAAAAGGGCCTCTTCTCTGCTGGCTTGATATATGGGTCCTTTCTGGCTTTCTCTGGCTTCTTCTCTGCGTGGTACATCCTGGCGAGCATTTCAGCTCGATCTAGCTTCGCATTATTCGATTTTACGAATTCGACGCCAAACTGTTTCTGCAAAAGCTGGCAGTTCTCGCGATAGGTTAGGCTGTGGTCGATATGGGCCACGTCTATCTCTCGCGAGCGCAAAGTCTCCTCTAAGTGATTTAGTCCAATCGTTTTGATACCTCCTTAGTATAGTGCTGATTATAATTAGAAAAATAATATTAGATTGCCCATTCTTCTTCTATTATGTGGGCTCTGAGTTTCCAGAGATGGTCTACCATTTCTTCTAGATCTAGATTACATTCATCACTCTGGTCTCTCCACCCCTGCCCATTCCCAAAACAGTGGGCCTTGTATGCCTCTTCTGTTCCTGTGAGCCACCAGTGATGGCTTCCACTCTCCATACTGATCGCTTCTGTATGTATCCCCTGTCCTGTCTGGAGGCTTTTAAGCAGTCTATTCCTGATGGCTTCTTTCGTGCGATATATTCTCATCTTGGTTCAGCTCCTAACATTTCGCTATATCACTATAGCACGTTATTGGTATATAAACATATCGATGTATAAGAAGATTGCGCTATGCCATAAGCTATATATAGTAATATAACAGTATAACAGGGCATGACTAATCCAGTATATTCAGGCCCCAGAATGACTGTGGTCCTCACAGAAGAGCTGAAAAGGACCATAGGCCACATCGCAGTGGATGAGAGCAAGAACACGTCTGAGGTAGTGCGGGATCTCCTCACAGAGGCACTTGGCGCGAGGGCGGGGCGCGTTTCAGCCTGATCTCTGACACTCTGCGCTCCACGCCACCGGACGATTTGCAGTATCCAGAAAAGATCGGCGGCAATTCCTGACATTTCCGGGGCGGATTGTCCCCCGCGTGAGCGGGGTTGGGGGGGCCGGCCTCGGCCTTGAGAGGCGCAGGAATGCGGGCGCGGTGAGGCCCGCAGGCCGAGCGCGGTGAGTAAGAAGAAAAAAAGATTAAATCGCCTGTGTTTTTCCAAACGAATATCCCAAACGATACGCCAGGAATAAGTCATTTACCTTTCCATCTTGGTATACCCTACCTTTACCCCAAAGCTCTTTATTCTCTTTATCAAGACGACAGTGGTTAAAAAGTATTTCAAATTGGCTCATTATATCATAGTGTTCTTTTGTGTTCAGCATCATAGATATCTATCCCTAAAGGCAAAAATAGAAGTTAAAGCTTGATCCCTGTCAGCTCTTCATAAGCATCAATCATATCCTCGATATGCACCACTGCATATCCATTTTGGCGAGATTTGACAGCCTGGAAAGCTCTCTCCCTCTCCTCCCTGGATAGTCGCGAGAATTTCGCGCCTCGCCTCGCCTGTTCGTCTATCTGCTTCGCGAACCTCGCGAGGTCTTCCTGTAAGTTCTTGGACATCTTAAAGCACCTCAGCAGGGCAATTCCCTTGATAGCTGCAATCATCACAATAGCAGCCTTCGTCTGTTGCTTCATTATAGCAGCCAAAAACGTCACCATCAACGTTTATTTCTGCGATGTAAGTTTCCCCCCTCTAAGTTGAATTTCACCTTAATCAGCTCCTATCAAAATCACCACGTTGGGCGCTTCGCCCAACCTCATCAGCTTATAGTCAATTTCAGCTTGTACGCGAACCTGGAGCTTTTCCAGGTCTGCAAGGGGCATGGCTTCAAGATCCATCTACACCAACCCCCCAAACGAGAACCAGCTCCTTTTCCAGTGCGTGCATGTGGCCTTATTGACTGCGATATAGTTATTCTCCCTTTCAGGGTCGCGTGCAAGTTTCAGGCCTTTTGATCTCAGGAATTTAGCGCAGGTCTCTAGGCTGCGAAATTGGCGCCTATTCATTCCTTCGATGCCTGTTTCTGATTCATACCAAAACAAAGCATATGGGAAGTTCATTTTACAGCACCTCTATTATCACGTCGAGCTGTTTGCCCTCATCATCACGTACATAGTACCTATTGCTGTTATCGAATTTCACAGGGCCACAAATCCTGCAGCCTGGAAAGTCATTCTTTGCTTGGTTGATCTTTTGCCTCAGTATTGTTTGCATATACCACTATAGCACACTAATACTATATAAGCATTTCGACTAATACGATATAGCGCAAAATATTTATACCATACATGCCCTATAGTTGTATTGGTGAAATGCAATGTGGAACTCCAAGAATTTCGACCTGGCAGTAAAAAGACTACCAGCAATCTATTCGACTGAGGACGTAAAAGCAGAAGATAAAAAAATCGCTATGCACCTCTTCATTGGTGGCAGTGATTGGTATGTATGCGAGGGCGATAAAGAGGAGGGAGTCTTATTTGGGTTTGCCTGTCTCAATGGGGACTGGGGCTTTGCTGAATGGGGATATGCCTCTATAGACGAGCTGAAGGCTCTTAAGGTGCCCATGAAAGGGAGAGATGCCAAGACAGGCAAACCCATGAACATGGGATATGCTGAAGTTGATTTTGATCTTCACTGGAAGCCTTGCAGGTTCGCAGATATACCTGAAGTCCTCGCGAACGTCTATGATGGTGTTGCCCCCTCAAAGGAGTTTAAGGGCTCTGCAAAAGAGTTCTTAAAGACCTTCATGGGAGAAGAGACCTATAAGATGGCCACAAATTCAGGGCTTCTCATAGAAGAGTCTGATGGATCTCTGAGGGCACCCATAAAAACGCCCCTTGTGCCTGGCAGCTCTGCTTACAACTTCGCGAAGTCTGAGGGGATGCTCTGAAATGCAGTTTAAACTCTGCATTAAGACAGATAACGCTGCTTATGGTGGCGATGATATCAGCCATGAGCTGAAAGAGAACTTAAGAGACGTGGCCACAGCTCTTCTAAGTGGCTGTATGGAAGGGCCTATAAGAGATAGCAATGGGAATAATGTAGGCAAATTCTGGTTTGAAAGGGGGGCCTAAATCATGCCTCCAAAAAACGACCCTCGATTAGAGGCAGTTATAAACGCCATCCCAGAAAAATATCGCATTGAGATAGTGAAAGATGCAGTAGATAGCCTAAATGGCTATAGCCCAGCCTCCTTAGATGAGGGCATGGGTAGGTTCTTGACAAACGATCAGGTACGTGAATATATAGCTACAGAAGGCCATCATCCAAAAACCCTTCCTGATATAATCACAGCAGGAGATCGCTGCTTGGTTCGCGAGATGGATAGATCTGGATATTACAAGCTGGTATTTGAGGGGGGAAGGTGGTTTTGTGGTTGCAGGGTGCCAGGCTGCATCCATAAGGTTGCACTGCTTGAAAAGGGAATTAAAGGGGAGGCCTAAATCATGCCCTCTTCTTCAGATCCTTATTTAGCATTTAGGGCAACGATGAACCCTAAAATATGGGTTCGCTTTCAATGCCAGGCATTAAGGGCATTAGGCCATAAACCAGAAGTGCTAAAATCCTCGCGCGATGGCCATTTAGTTGTAACTGCAAATAATACAGCATGGAAGCAATATATAGAAAAATATGGCCACTGTTGGCAAATTGTCTCCAGATATCCAAATAAGGCTTATCATGACCCTTATTTTAAGGGGGTTTAAATCATGGTCTCTAAAATTTGCGATCAAAAAGGTATCCTTTTAGAGGGAGACCCCATAAGCATTAAGGTTATCTGGAATAGAATTGAAAAAGAAGGAATTGCGTTTATACGCCCCTTCTCAGGGACTGAAGATATCGCCCTACCCCTCTATTTAGATCAACCAACAAAGGACTATATCAAAGCTAGAGACTATTTAGATGAAGAATTGCATAATCCTGCATATCTGAAGGTCTAAATCATGCCTCTTAATCTTTCATCCTATAAACTCGCGAAGGAATGCCCCAACTGCCAAACCCCCCTTAAGCTAATAGGGCAAAACCAAACACTAGAGACATATATTTGTCGTAAATGTGGGAGAGAAATAACCTACATGAAAAGCGATTAATTCTCTCCACTCTTTATAAGCAACTCTCTTCTTAATTCTAATAATTCCAAAAATAAATCACCAAATAATAGGCAACTATAAAAAAACGCCTTTTTCCCTCATCAAAACCGGAAGCAAGAGAATTTTTATGCCCCAACCTAAAAAGCCCCAGAAAAAGCGAGGCAGGCCGACCGGCGTCAAGAATGGCCAGGGCAAACCCAAACCAGAAGGCCCCCCTGGAAAGCGTGGTCCAAAGCCCATCACCCTCGACGAGAAGCAATACGGCCTCATCGCCGCCCTGGCCCAGGCAGGATCTTCTCAGGAGGAGATGGCCGACTATCTCGGCGTGGTCCGAGAGACCTTTCGCCAGCTCATCAAGCGCGATCCGCAGCTAGAACATCTTTTCACCCAGAACGTAGCCAAAGGCAAGACCTCGGTCAGACGAGCCCAGCTCCAGAAGGCCCTCGACCGATACATGACTATCTGCAAGGACTGCCACAAGATCCACATGGGCGAGTTCCTGCCGAGCTGTCCCTACTGCGATCAATTAGAACCTGAAGACGAAGAGGGCAACGACCTCCGGGGCACGCACACCAATGTCACTCACAAGTTCGTCCCGGGAGATACCGGGATGCTCATATGGCTCGGCAAGCAGTGGCTCGGGCAGAGTGACAAATTAGTCCACCAGGGAGACGCAGATAACCCGTTGGAGTTGAATGTAGTGGTCGAAACCCCTGCACAGCGATTGGCCCGCTATAAGAAATATTTCGAGGAAATGGATGCAGAAAAGAGGGCGCGGGAGGCCACGCAAGGGGGCCCCCAAGCGGACGAAGCAGATTCCGACGAAAGCGGACCCTCGGCTGATCTTCCTCCAGGAAACAGTTCTGGATAATGCCTATTGCATCCATAAGCCGACCAAAAAGCAGACTGAGTTCTTACTGAGAAACGAGCTGGAGGTCTTGTATGGCGGTGCAGCAGCAGGAGGAAAATCCGATGCACTCCTTATGGCGGCTTTGCAGTACCACTGGGTTCCTAACTATGCGGCGCTCATCCTCCGCCGAACATATGCCGACCTGGCCCTCTCAGGGGCTATCATGGACCGCAGCCTCCAATGGTTATCTGGCTCAGATGCTCATTGGAACTCGTCGGGCCACAAGTGGACATTCCCATCAGGCGCTACGCTCACTTTTGGCTATCTGGAAAGTGAACGGGACAAATACCGATACCAATCAGCAGAGTTCCAGTTCATAGGCTTCGATGAGCTGACCCAATTTACCGAGAGTCAATACTCCTACCTATTCTCCCGGCTGCGGAGACTCAAGAACATTGATGTTCCTATACGGATGAGGTCTGCCAGCAATCCGGGTGGCGTGGGGCACGAATGGGTCAAAGCCAGGTTCAAGATAGACGCTGGAGGAGATCCAGAGCGGCCTTTCATAGGGGCCAAGCTCGATGACAATCCTCACGTAGATCAACAGGCTTACGAGGAAGCACTGGGGAAGCTCGATTATGTTACCCGTGAACAGCTCCGGCATGGCGACTGGACGATTACTGACAGCGGCGGGATATTCTTTGAACCTAAAATTTATTCAATAAAGAACCCCGATCTGCTGAAGAACCCCGATCTTTCTAAATGCGTCTGCTATGCTGCCTGCGACCCATCAGAGGGCGGGGCAGACTTTGCAGCCATTGGCGAGGTCCTGCGGTTCCCGGACGGGCGGCTGCTGGTGTGGTCCTGCGACTTGTCAGTTGACAACCAGAGCACGACTATCGGGAAGATAATCGAGCACCAGAAGATCTTTAATAATCGGGTCTTCTGGATCGAAG